ATACCAATGGAAATGTGCGAGCCCGCTGGGGAAGTCAGTTGTGAGGCTTTGGTACGGCGGAGGCTCGTAATCACTTCGACCTTGTGTAGAGAGTTGCTTAATCAGGGTGGCTGGGGGCATCGCAAAGTGGACGTTTAGTACATCTCCCTGAACAAACAAGTCATTACGTCCGTTTAAGTAAATCGTTCGAGTATCCTCGTCTACATCCCAAATCCAAGAGGAGGGGGTACCTTGAGCAGGAGTGGTAGAAAGAGCTCCCTTCGGCAAAGACTGAGTCCCACTAGCAAAACCAATAGAGTTTTGAGTCGTGATTAAGAAGGGGTAATACCGATACCCATCTGCATTATAATGCCTGAACTTAAAACCCCTAAAAGGCGCAATATTATTAACTGTGAATTTAGTAAATCCTGAGCCCGGCTCATTAGCTAATCCCGTAGTAAGGGTAGGGGCTGAGGTAATAACACAAACCCCTTGGTCAGACCAGGTATTTGCATAGTCGTGAATCTTGGTATTACCGTTAATATCTTGAAACGTCCCTATCGAGGTGGTTACTACATCCAAGGGCATGCCTTTCTCTACCGCAAACCCTGGGCCTCCTTCAATAGTAATTTCACTGTTAGTAGTATCGATATCCGTGATAATTCTTCCGAATTGTACAAAAGTAGTAGGGTGTGTAAAAATGATTGCATCCCCGACCTGAATAGGGTCGCTACCGCCCGTAAATACCGTATTGGTATAAACAGTAGTATCGTCAGCAGCTAAATTCCGCATCAGAATAACCTTCTTCAACGGAGCATTAGTCTTGAATTTAAAGAAGGGGGTGTACCGTTCCTCGGGGTCATTCAAGGCGTCTACGGGAATAATAGTAGTGTCCTCGCTGGGGTCTCCTTCTCTATCCAGAATCAGACGACCTTTACGGGAGCAGATGAAGTTCATGGAAAGCTCTTTGTGGGTTTTAACCGTGATCACTAAATCACCGTTAAACAATTCCTCATCAGCAAGGTCCTCTTCTGTACCCACATGAGTGACTTCCCAATCCAAATCCTGAACTTGAGGAGTATAAGGCTGGATGGTGATAACGTTCTTAATGTTATCAATCTGCTGTTTGGTGATATCCTTTATCTCACCCAGGGCTGAGTCAAATGTATGGGTTAGAGAAGTAGTATCTCGATCCACCATGAAAAACTCATTAATATCGAAACCGAAAATGAAGTTGTTAGCCCTAGCAAGCTGGGCAATAGCATCGAAAACAGTTAGTCCTGTGAAATCTGCTACTTGAATGATGGGATCTACTTCCCGATCATCCAATTTGAAAAAGTCCCACGTAGAATCACCCAGGCTATCTCGGGCTTCTTTACCAATGTGGAAATAAGAGAGGGCTTGATCGAAAGAAGAGAAGATGGCTTCCCGCTCAGTAGTCAACCCCTTATCTACCAAAGCAGAGACCGCAACCTTTGCCCCCAGATAATGTTCCCCCGGATAAAGTGGAGTCGACTCATCGGGGGAGTCTGCATTGTCCCAGTATTCTCCTGCAATGATATTACCGCTACCATCAAGGTAAGCACAGTTCATAACAATGTCTTCACCGATGTACTCGAACTTTCCTCCTCCTACCGAGACCTTCTTAACTCTAAAATACCACAGAGCATTAGAAGTACCGGGAGGAGCAATATCAGTAGCAAAGTTACCTTGTGTATCGCAGAACCCAACAAAACCAACGGAGTCAGTATACATACTATCCGCTATGTCATGGTCAATGATTTTGAGAGAATTAGTCCCCGAGTATACAAAAACTTCGTGACAGGGGATTCCAACTCCACTTACTCCATCGGGATCAGCCAGGAGTCGATCTCTGCGAAAACACCAACCCACTATTTCTTCTAGCGCTGTGCTATAGTGGAGCCAGAGGATTTTTCTAAAATTATCTACAGGCCCTGCCGCCCCCGTAGCTCCATAGTAATTGTCAGACAGATTACCGTAACAAGTAGATACACCGTCGGTGTTATATACAGAAGCATCGCTAGTACTTGTCCACTTAGTATAAGGGGAAGGCCAAGACCCTATTGCAGGCAGGGGGTCTGTTCCGGGTTCCCAACAAAATAAGTAATTCTTACCTACTTGAGCACCAGAGGCACTCTTTGTTTCATAAGTAATACTCTCTACAGCCGAGATATAAAAAGTACCCGTTGCGTCTGCACAACCGGCAATAGGATAAATCGCATCATACTGATCTGTAGTATGATAAGGAGGATTGGTATTGGATCTCTTAGTGAGAATGGTTCCGCCTACCGCATGGGTAGTTCCCTGGTAAAAATCAGTAACGGAGTGGTCTGAACACTTCATCACAGAGTACTTAATTCCAAGGTGCTGATAGTTGTCAGGTCCCCAACGGTTTCTCCGGGAAGCAGTTGCATCAGACTCCCCGTCAAACTGGGCAAAAAGGATAAGCCCATTCCCGTCGTCGGCTTCTTGACTAAAGCAGAAGAAACCCTGTTGTCCGTTAGTATACCGAACTGCACCAGAGATTTCGTAATTATCTTCGGAAGTATGCCACATTGCCGGTTCGCCAATGGGAATTACTTGGACAGAGCCGTAGCCATGACCTTTTCTTGCACCGATATAATGCTCGGGGTTTCCATAGAGGTTAGCGTTTTGGCCGATAACCATGTTAGCAGCATTAGCTTCGTAGAAATCTGGAGCTACTGTAATGATTTTCTCTTCATTAACCGCTCCAACCCCTGGAGCACTCTCGTCAGTGCCTATGATAAACCGTGAAGTATTATCAGGAGCAACTCCCTCTTCTGCATAACTGGGACCCCAAAGCCCGTTCCAGCATGCGCTATTCATGCCCGCCTCAATAAGGGAACGGTCCTGGGCAATGAAGTTAAACTCCAAAAAATACTCCATGTTGAGGTCATCACCTAAATCAGGAACTGCATTACGAGATGAGTATTGATTTACGGAGTTATTTGCGTAGGAGTCAAAATAGGGGCCGTACTCCGCCTTGTGAGAGCTGGGGCTAATATAGGTACAAACCACAATCTTACTAAAACCAGTAATAGGGATATTTTCCCCTGCAGAATATTTTTCTTCATGTGAACGGTCCCAATATCGAGCAACCGCTACACTAAGATTATTAATCTGCAGAGGTGATGTATAAGAGTTGGGAGCAAAGCTGATCCCCAAACATGCAAACATATCAAGATAGGCAGAGCTTTGCTCATCAAACTGGCCTTGGGCTCCCATGTTGGGGATGGCATTTGATTGGAGATAAGTAAAGTAGTAGTCGCCGTCAGCTCCAATAGCCCCGCCCCATGGAAAGCCTAGAGGTCCTTGAGTTTTCCACCAATCAAAATAGCCGGACCCACCTATTCCTACTGGAGTGCCCCCTACGAAAACCTGACCCCCCGAAAGGCCTTCTACTCTAATTCTAAAAACAGTCATATTCCTTTCAACTAGGGTATGGACTAACTGGCAACGATCAAGCTTATCAGAACCACTACCTACGTTCATTGTAAGTACACCGTTAGTAACGCTGTACGTGGTATTAGCTGAATCATTACCATAAGTAGACCAGCCGTCAGGAGGAGTCGCCCCCGAAGCGTTAGTCCATTGAGTATTCGCATTAGTAGGCGTAGTAGGAATTAACTCTCCCGTCCCCAGGTCATTCCAGTCAGCAGTAACCACATCATTATACCAATTATTCCACGAGGGCTGGGGCCAATAACGGTGAACTTGGCGTCGGTGCTCAATATTAGAAACTCCCTCGGGTAACATTGCATGATCCCCATCCGGAGTAGGAAGCATGATATACTTGAAAGCCGAAAAGTTACCTACTCCCGCTAAGGGTGTAGCTTTATCAGGTTGACCGTCGTTATGAGGTTCTGACCCTGAGACCGTACCCCCGGTACCTCCGTCATAAGAGACCTGGGTATTGAGGTTCTTGTCGGTCATGAACATTTCACGGAAGTCCCACTGGCCTGTCCAAAAATTATCTATTTTGTGGCTATAGGTGTCATGGTCAAGAAAAGGTTGTCCTTCCTTAAACCAGAAAATCCTGGCAGGAGGGGCCATCCAATCTAGGTGTGGAGTATCAGCCTCAGTAATTGAATCTTCACTATCAGCCCAATCTCTCCAAAGAACCCCGTAGAGATACCCATCCTCGGTATTGTAGAACAAATTATGAATTTGAGCATAAGTGGTATCGTCATCACCAACCCCGGAACTTCCAGCAGGGTCTGTCTCTTGAAGAAATGTCCAAGTATTAGTATCTATGTGGTATTTCCACAACTGAGGAGAATAAGACTCAGAATCCTCAACTCGTCCCCCGAGACCTACATAGATATAGTCGCGATCTGGTCCAGTACACAAAGAAGTAACCGGGTAAGCATTAGTGTCAGGAGTATAGGTTTCCCCATCCCATCCCGGAGGCTTACCCAAACTCCAATAGCCTACTTCCCCATCTATTGTATTGAGCTTCAGCTTATTAGCTTTGGCTCTCTTGTCTAGGGGTAAATTACCATCAGCATCCCTGAATACTTGCTCAAGAAGCCGGTTGAGTATGTAGCTAAGGCGCTCGTTTTCATACCACCGGCTACCATCCCGTACTCTCTCTGCTTGATCATCTTGAAGAGTTTTTGCATGAGATTTTATTTTCATGACTGCAGTAGTAGAAGACCTCTGGGTTTGGATTTTATCAACAACGCCTCCCACAACCTCTACTTCCTCCCGAGAACCATCAGCATATTGAACCTCGAGGCCAATAACTATTTCTTTATTCTGCCACGAAGTACCACCACCCCCTTTGGTAGGCGGGAATACTGCTTTATATCCTCCTTCTGTATAAAGCTGGTCCTGGAGAGGTTGATCCCAAAAACGTTCTACACGTTGGTCTTCCCGAATTGGAGGCCTAATTTCCTCAACTCTGGCCATTTATTAACCTCACATCTGTGACTGAAATGAAGAAAGTGCCCTCGTCTAACTCAACAGCCTGTTTAATCTGGGAGATAGTCTGGAGAAGATGTTTACCATCCTGAGTAAACCTATCCGAAAAATCTACTTTTCGAGGACCTCGAGGAATATCGAATTTAAGGGAGTAAACCTTGCGCACCCTTTCCTTACTTACTTCCCCTAGTGTGGTCATGTGACACATCTGGATTTGATATATCTTACCCTGAACATGATTGATAAACCTTTGACCCCCGCTCCCCCCTCGAATTGCGGTTAAGTCAGAAGAAGGATCAAGGATGTTACAACCAATTAAAGCATTCGTATTAACCTCTAGTGCCCCTGTATACCAAGTAGAAATATTTCCTGTCTTCGTATACTTCTGACCGTCCACATAGATACCCTCGGGGTTGTCATCATCTTCGCTGAAAACAATATACCCCCCGCTTAAGCGGGTACGGTCAAGGACAAAACCAATGTGGTGAAGACCTCCGTCATACCCTGCTCCTCGGGGGTAGAGTTTAGCTCCCGCGGGGTAAGAGTGGGCTACTGAAACCCCAGACCGAGTAGCAGCATTACCTTTCGCATACTCCATACTGACTGTAATATTACCTGAATAATTCCCAATGAAAAACCGTAAAACTCGGTTATAGCTTGTACTCTCATCATTCCAGAGCTCTAAGAGGGTTTGTTTTTCCCCCGCTGCCGGCGGGTGATAGAGATATACCCACATATCGAAGAAATACCTCATATCTCCCAAGCCTTCAGAATTATCATAAGATAAGGAGTCGAAGCCGGGGGTCTTAAGCCATGTGTCGAAAGCTGCGTCCTCATCAATAGAGGTGCCAGGAGAACCTAGCATTGTATAGTGGTCAGCGCTACCGATAAGGGGGTCTACTGGAGTATCTTTCTTGAGATTATATGTAATATAAGAACCGATGTCGTCTGAGCCCCTGTTAATCCCTCTCCCCCTGAGGTTCATCTGCCCACGAATCCGATTATTAAACCCGATAGCTCCCGCTTCTTCGTTTAAGCGCCAATGACCGATACTCCCATAGCCGGTGGGGTCAATAAATGTGCCTCCACTCCAGATACCGTTGAATTCTTCTCCCGTGTCATAATCGGTACCTTGGTCCTTTATGTAGAACTTGGGAGTAGCACTGATAATTTTACGAGGTTCTCCGAGGGATTGTTTGGGACTAGTACTAGGGGGCATTTATATCTCCTCCTGAAACCTAAATCTAAAGGTAAAACGAGTCAAATCCCAAAAGCTTTTATCTACCTTATCAATAGTTAAGTGGCCGACCAAACAGTGCGGAACATTGGGCAGATAGGGGTGCAGGGCAAGGCGATATCCCAACTTCTGCCACTTCATCAAAGCCTGGATTTTATCGTACTCTGCCTGTTTCATATTAACAAAGTCACACTCAATGGTATAAAGTTCGCGGTGAGCAAAACCTGTAGTATCAATCCTTACTGTAGTACCATCCCCCATGACGGAGGTTACAGGTTCTACAGGCTGGTACTTGCTTACCTGTAAAGTGTCTTGTTCAGGATAATGATTAATTTCGCAATACCCGTTGCTTGCTTGAGTACTGCTAAGGTCTCCTTGATGCTCTAACCAGATGCTATCTACAAAAACATCTAGTTCAGCCCCCCGGATCAACCGGGTATCGGCAGCAGTGATATTACTCTTCGCCCTAAGGATGACAGCCAAGTTTGCAGGCATATAATCATCGTAAAAGTCGTACCCGATCTCCCCTACATACCCTGAAACAATGTCGGTGACCCAAGAATTCTGGTACCGGTTGGAAGAGTTTACCAGGTTATCCGTGCTCATCATGTGAGAGCTGTATTGGTTTACATCTGCATTCAGAAGGGGTCCCCACTGGAACCTAGCAAAAGCCTCGGACCCCGCAATGAGGTTGGCTTGGGAAGGTTCAAGGCTACCCTTCCAAGTAATCCCCATGCGGTACGTAGTATTGGGCACAATGCGGATGTACGAGGGGTTAGTGATATTACCGATGTCCTTTACCAAATACTGATAAAAGATACCGACTGACTGGTAGTTGGCGTTGGTGTCTACTTCTTCAGAAATACCATTAACCATTGTGAACAGACGCTGAGCAGTTTTCTTATCGAATTGCCCACCACCGTGGGAAGCTCCTACTAAGACACCGGCTGAAAACTGGTTAGAATCGATGGTCAATGCATTCTCGTCAGTACGATAAGCTAAGTAGGCATTATCTGTACTATCGGTTTCCCAATAGATGTACCGGAAAGAAGCCTGGATCGTTTCCCCTTCCCAATCAGCATCCCAGTTTTCAGGACTACCGTCAAACAAGGGTTCGCGATAAGGAGCAATGACGTATTCGCAATGCTCAATGACGGGGCCGTAAGAATTGAGTTCACCGTTGAGAGGTCCCGTTTGAGTACCCACTGCATAATTGTTGGACTGGGGCAGGATCATCTTGATCCCTACAAAATCTGTAGCCAGGGAGTTCTCCCAGATTTCAAAGTGGTTCCAGGGGGCGTCATCGATACCCAGCGCATAACGGCTCATGGCTCCGAAGTGACTAGTGCCCTTGAAGATACCCAAGGTAGCCATCTTCGCATTCTCAACCGCCCACCCCTTAGCCATACCTGTACCCAAGACGGTGATATCATCCCCCACCGAGTAACCGTAATCTGTTCGACGATCTAAGGGGTAGATGACTCCGTTTGTCCAGAGATTAGCGTTTACAGCATTGGACACTACTTGTGCTGCAACTGCAACCCTGAAGGACTCAGTATACCCCTCAACATTCTCATAACTTGAAGGGCCGATAACTGCCTTATCCCCGAACTGGAGATAGTTGGAGGGTAGAGAGTTATGGTCCTGGGTTGCAGCCGCTATCCCGAACTCTACAGCATTCGCTGCAAAAGCAGATTGACCGTGGGTGTCGACTGCTAAAGTGTATTTGACCTTGGTCCCAATTTCAAATTTGGAATTCAGGACATCAACCGCAACCGCTAATTCCCATTTCTGCCCAACAGTATCAGCTGCCACATCTTGAGAGGTAGTACCAATTCCGGCAACCCCTACTTTATCAAGTGATTGGGCAGTAGTAGCCATGGTTACCCTCCTAGAGTACCGATGTTAATTTCACGGTTATTAATAGCATCCTGCATAGCCTGAACCATGAGCTGCTGGAGTTGGAGTTGGAATTCAACCACTGAACCTGAACCAATGAATACCTGCTCCCCGCTGACCACAATAGTCGGGGAGATAGTGACATTCATGGACTCAGCCTTGATTGTACCCGAGATCTTTCGAGCGGAGGTTCTCAGGGTATCTCCTTCGGCCCCATCAACCCCTTCCCCTCGGATTGCGTTTTCTTGGGCGCTAAAAGCAGCATTTGCAGCACTGAGCTTATCAGCCTCTTCAGCGGCTGTTGCGTTATAATCCTGCTGAGCATCCCTCTTCGCTTTATTAAAGGCAGCATTCGCTGCAACCTGTATTACTGCTAACCCGGCCATTGCCGCTGCAGCAGCCCATGGACTTCCATTCAAAGCAAGCTCTTTAGCTATTGCCGTAGCAATAGTGATAGTAACGTCTTTGATCATTGCTGCCCGGGCAATCTCGTTGTCTCGTTTAAGGGCAGCTTGAGCAAGCTTCCTGTCATGCTCCATTTTAGCCTGGGTCTGGGCCATCTTGGCCGCTAACAAAGCTTGTTCTTGAGCCTGGGAAATAGCCCCTGATTTCACCTCAGCTGCTAACTCCTTTTGATAGTCACTATTGGCCTGTAAACGGTCATGGTCAAGCTTATCAAAAGTTTCGTTATATGCAGCCCTATTATCCTGCATCTTAGTATAGTAGGCCACAGTTTGATCCATTGCCCACTGGAGGACCTGCATCCGACGTTCCCACTTTTCTTTTTCGGGGTCAGTCTCTGCTCTAGCCTTTTCATTATCATACCACTTTTGAAGAGCCTCATCATAACCATCACCGGCTGCAATCTGCTTCTCGATATACCTCAACTTCATCTCAGCAGCAACTTGATCGGCATTACTTAATTGAATGATTTTACCTTGAGCATCCTTATAAGTACCACCCACCAGCTGCTCGTAGAGATCCTTCTCCTCCATAAGAGCTGCTTGAGAATCTTTGTGAGCTTGGATCTTATTCTGATACTCATTAGAGAGCTGTTGCTCTTTGATAGCCTGCTCAGCTAAGCGACGGTTCTTACCGGTGAAAATCCCTAAGAGAGAAAGTTCAAGGTCCTTCTCCTCATGGGTAATTTTCCCCGACTTCTCCTTTTCTTTGATAATCCAACGGAGAGTACTTACCTCTTTGAAGCGTCCCTTATTCAAAGCTTTTTGCATATTGATGAGTTTCAGGCTTTGTCCATTCTCCAGACGCATATTTTCAATGTTCCGCTCGATGGCAGCTGCTTTCTGGTCCTCCCTAAAAGATTTTTCTACCTCTCGAAGTCGAATCTCCGCTTCGGTCTGACTAGCCAAAGCTGCCTTATATTTCTCAATCCCCTCCGTTAAGGTTATTTTACCCTGTGAAAGTTGAATACCAATCTCTGCGAGTTTCTGCTCCTCCTGGGACTGAAGGGCTATAGCCTCTTTGTTCTCGTTATATACTGTATTCAACCCTTCAACAATCCTAATCCAAATACTGTATGCGTCCTTTAGTTGTTTTATAGAACCTAGAGAAGTATCAGTCTCCTGCGTATTAAGAACCTGTTTAACCTTATAGCCCATAATGGCTAATTGCCCATTTATCTCTTCAATGGTGTTCTTAAAATTATCTAAGTCAGTCATACTACCCAGATCACCCATCATACGCTCGATGGACTTACCAGCCGCTACTGCATCTGCCCCCGGTCCGCCAGACATCTTATCGAACATCCCCATGCTGGGAATAAGAGATGCTCCAGCCTCCGCTCCCAGCCCCTTAGCAAGCTCCTCTGCTAAAGCTTCACCCTGTTGTCTCCATGTAGTTTGACGGTTTTCCAGGGACTCCTCTAATTTGTCCATCATCTTATTTAAGGACTCGAGCTGCTTCTCTTCCCAAGCTTCGGCTTGAGCCTGAGCTTGTTTCTCGGGATCAACAATGAGCTTAGGGATAACAGTTTCCATCTTCCGTTGAAAACTATCCAGCTCCTTGGTGACTTCGTCTTGAAACTTAATCCGGTTATCAACGACATCACTGTAAGCCTCTGATATGCCCCTATTGAGATTACCCTCAAGTTCTGCAGCCCGTGCAGCATCTGCAGCATACAGCCGAGCCCGACGCTCATTAAAAAGTTTCTGCTGAGTGATCATGTCGTTATAGTGATCAACATTTGCTCGGAGTTCTTGATCACCGTGCTTCTTCAACCACTCTTCATGATGGTCAGCATAAGCCTGTTCGATCCCAGCAATCGTCTCATAGAATTGAGTAATTTCAGCCTCTATCTGCCGCTGTTTTGCAACTACAATAGACCGCTGTTTTTCGTATGTCTCATTAGCCTTCTGAATCCGTCTCTCTAACCATTGCTGTTCCTCAACACTAGTTGCATCCCAGTATAAATGGGTTAACCTTCCCACTTCAGTAGCATGACGCAGAAGTAAAGCTTGTTCTTTTTGAAGAGCAAATGTACTAATCCCCAGAGGAGAAGCTTTTTCAGAGGTCTCTTGAGTAAGTTCTTCTAGTTGACGACGATTCTCCGTCAACTTGAGATAAGCATCACTCAATTCGTAAGCTTGATCTAGGTGGTCTTTAATGGCTTCGGTTGCTTCATCTGTCTTATTGGTCAATTTACCCCATGCCCAAAGAATTCCCTCCATAACTAAAAGATAGACCGTCATCCTAGCAAGAGACTTGAGGGCTACCCCCACCGAGATAGCAAAAGACTTAAGTCCCAAACCCGCCATCTTGACTGCTTTACCGAACATAACCATTCTTTTACCGGCAATCTGTGCTCGAACACCCAAGGCTTTTAGCCCCAGTTGGGCTTTCTTATACTCAACGTACTGTTGCCTTAAAAGACCAAGCTCTTCCTTGTAGTAGTTATTAACCTTTATCTGGGCAATCCGGAGAGCTTTGAGACCTCGTAACCTCTCTCCTGTCTGGGCATTGATTAAACGCCCTACCTTAGTCCTCCGGTTGTAAATATCTAAATAGAGGGCTTCTTCCGCTACTAGTTTTTCTACAGCTTTTGCACTATTCCGAGTAATCCTCCCAAAAAGACGAGAAATAATGACTACCTTAGTTATAGCCTTAGCTACATCAATAAACCCTAAAGAAACTTTCTCGGCATTCCCTGTTAGCTTACTAATAGTGTTGACTACTTTTTCAAGATTATTAATAGTAGACTTAGCCAAAGCATTAAGAGTTTTAAGACTCTCAATCATCCCCTTAAAAGCCTCACCCAACTCCTTACCCTCGATAGCCGCTGCCCTCATTGCGTCTGCCTTGAAGGTTTCATCTGATAGGAAAGTCTTAACCTCCCCGTAAGTCTCTTTTACTGTTCCTAAGAATGCGGTGATGGCAGGTTGCATGACATCTCCCAATGCCGCTGCCGCATTAAAAGCAGTCACATTAAACTGGGCTAATGCTCCCTCCATGGTACCTAAAACTTTGGCAGAATCCCCTGCAAATACCGCCCCCTCTTTTTGAATACCATTAAGGATGGCTTGGCGCTTCTGGGCTTCATCCAGCTTGCCCATGGTAGTACCGATCTGGGCTGCGTATTCCTTGTACATGATTGATAAGTTTTTAGTAATACCGGCATTATCAACCATGATAGAGTTTTGATTCTTGATACCTTGGGTAGCTCCTACAACAGCCTCTCCCAGTTTCAATGTCCCTTGCCTGTTGAAAGAAGCCGCATCAGTCAGGGTATTCATCATCTTCGTGGCTTCAGGCAACCCGAACCCAGCGGAGAGCAGATTCTTCAAACCCGCCGAAGCCTCGGAAACCGTAAGAAGACCGGACGAAGCCAGGTTCTTCGCCTTCTCTTCAGCCACTCCCATGATGTTTCCTGTATTGAGAGAAACTGAGCCCAAGCCTCGGAGTGCTGATTCCATTTGACGAGAAGACTGAAAAGCCTCGCTGAAAACCTTACGTAAGCCCTGTGTGGCAAAGGTTAAAACGAGGATCTGGTTACGAATGGCTCCAAGGGAGCGGCGGAAACCGGGAAGAGAGATACCCGCGTTAGTACCAATCCTCTGATCGTGCCAGAAGTCCCAAGTCTTCCCGTTATCCCTGACTGCACGGTTCAGGCTTTTAACGTCCCGAGTGGTTTCCTTGAGCTCCTTCTGGGTCTTGTTCTGAGAAGAAGCTCCCTTCTTCATCTCGGTAGTCAATTTACCAGAAGCAACCTTCGCATCTTCGTACGCAGTTCTCAGCTTTTTAACTTGCCCCGAAAGCTTACCCGTGTGCTTACCCAAGTCTACCTGAATCTCTTGATTCTGAGTTAGGATCTTCAAGTACTTCCGCATGGTGAGATACTTCTCTTCGTACTTGGCCTTTACCCTCTCCAGAGTATCAGCTGCCCGCTTGGCAGCAGTAGAAGATTCTCTCTGGGAAACTGTTAACTGATCAAGCTTAGCCTTCTCTCTTTGCCAAGCTGCACCTCCCTCTTTGAGCTTGGCGATATAGCTAGTGGTGGCTTTAACCTGCTTCTCAATAGCTATTAAATTCTTTTCTGTAGAAGCCGCATCTGCTTCGGCCTTCCTCTTTTCTCTAAGGATGACCTCTAGCTTAGTAAGGCCTCTCTCTAGAGACCGATATGTAGCAACATATTCCTTGAGTCGTTCTTTACCCACCTCCATGGAGTGGCCGGACTTATCAATACTTTCAGCAAATGAATCCCAATCTCGCGCAGCAGACTTGGCAGCTTTACCCGCCTTCGACAGATTGTCCTTACCTCCAACCGTGACGTTGAAGATAAAGTCAAACCGGTTATCCCTTCTACCCGCTGCACCCGACATTATCGGATTCCTTTAATTTTTTGCATCTTCTTGATATTCAAGCTACTCATCATTTTCTGTGCCCACTCACTGACGATTTTCCTGACTACTTCCACGTCTCCGGGTTCAAGAGCGAAAACGTCAGTAGGCGGGTATTGAACTTCTCGTGTTGATTCGGGTAAAGCAGAGATAGAAGTCCAACGACTTCCGTAAACGGCTTCATTCGAAACGTTAGACCCTTCTAAACGGTCATAGTCAAGGTAGTGAGTACCCTCCTCGGTAACCCGAGTTGGGACATTCCAAACCCCTCCCTCCATTTGCTCCTGGAGCCTCTGGTAACCCGGCCTACCCGTAATACCTCCCAGCACCAACCGGTATACTTCTCGCCGCCTCCCCTTAGCTTTAGAAGTAGACCCCTCCTTACGCCCAATAGCTTCCATCAGAGCCCCCGAGGCATACAGGACAGTATCATCACCCCCGTGGCCGCGGGCTTCTCGGGCTTTCTGAGTAAACCCTGACCGGGCTTTAGTTGAACGGTGGGGCATCTTAGCCATCTCGCCAGAGATGATATTGAACTCTACTCGACTAAGGATGAAGGGAGCTACCTCATCAAAGACGGGAGTAAGCTCTCCCAGTCTCTCCTGAATGGCCTGGAGTTCTCCACCCCACTCGTCAAACACATCTTCGAAAGAGGCATAATTCTTACTACCTCTTCGGATGCTAATACCCGACTTGTATTTAGGCTTGGCCATTCACTTACCCTACTATCGAGTTCTAGGCGGTAACCCTGCCTGCTGACTCGGTGAAATGAACCGTTTATTTGAGTGGCTGCTTGAGCCACCCTTCTCCTGCTTCGACTTAAACTTCTCTAGCCTAATTCGGTCAAAGTGATTACGCTCTGACCGGATAGCTGAGAAGGCCTCTAGCATTGCCTTTGGTTGATCCCATAAGCCTCCGTCGTAGGGTAAGACTTGGTAGTCCCGACAAGCCTGTTCGGCTTCAATCAGGAACAGAGAGTAGGGATCCATCAACGAGGTTATGCATACTTCAAGTGGATCATTTAGCAAATATAACCTCGCTGCTTCAAAGGGAGGCATGTCCGGGAAAAGGTCTTCCCACTCGGCAAGTTTCTCGAAGACCCCTTCCCGAGTTACCCATGCCTCAGCATAGCCTAGCGGTTGCTGATTGGGTTCTTCGGGATCGAAGACGGGCAGATTAAGACGATAGGTGTCCTGACCTGGTTTCTCGTCTAAATAACAAGCCCTACCCTTGTGCAGACCTTGAGCTATGCAATAATCGCAGTCGTACCGTTTAGTTCTTACGCGGTCTTCTGCTTTCCAGAGCTGGAAGTGGACAAAGAGCTGTAACCTTTTTTTGCTCCCGCCTCCAACACTGAGAGATTATTCGAAGCGTCCATGAGTTCAATGAGCACATCACTGGATAGCTCACGGCAGAGATTGGTCAGGTTAACGGGGCCTTCCACAATCTTGGTGGGCTTTTCGTCCCCTGCGAACCAGAAGTTCTCAACCCTGGTACAGATAGCCAGGAATTCCTCGATATCTGCATTATCCAGCTTGCCGACATTCAGGTCGCGGTAACCTTTACGGCCATCACGTCCCGCTGCAGCATACCGAGCCATGGTCTGGTTGGCCTCGTGCCCGGTCTTGGGTTTGATCCAGAAAATCGTCTGCTCCTCCATGGGAGAGTTACGGTCTTCCTCGACGACAAAGGGAATTGGATCCCTACTGACACCTTTGATCATTTTCTTTCTCCTTATGTCTCGGGTTCACCTTTATGGCTTCCCTTCTTGGGTTGTGGGGGCCCGAAGGCCCCCGATTATTTCAATTACGCAATGCGATCCAGGAGCTCATCGAAGTAACAAGCGTAGACCTCGATGGCGTTGTTAACTGAATCCTTGACAGCTGCCAAGGTACAATCAACCATGAGCTCGTTGTCTCCTGCCATTTCGTAGTCAGTGACCATGGCGTTCATGATGATGGAGAAGTAGTTCCGAGGATCGGTAGCAGAACTGTCGTTCTTAAACCGGTCGGGACCCGTTGCATCGTTGAGGTCATAGTCATTTTCGTGACTGACAGCAGACCCGGACTGACCCCAGTACCAGGCGATACGGAGGGGTTCCCCGTTCAGGAAGCGTGAGATCATGTAGTTCTCACCAACCGTGTCTTGCCCGAAGGGTAGTGAAATGGAACCTTCAGCGGTGAGCATACCCATGTAAACAGAGGAGGCTGCATCATCGTTGTAGTAGTTCCAAGCCGGGTTGTTGTTCACTGTGACTGACATGGACGGAGCATTGACGGTGACCCAGTTCACCTTGGCAATCGTGACGATACCCGAGGCAGTTTCATCTACCAGGGTTTCCCCACTGTCCAGTGTGATCTCGGTTGTAGTGACGGCGTCGGTAAGATAGCGACCATCGTTAAGAGCAGAGCCCTTGACGTAGATATAGTCGCCACCCCCGACTGCCAAGGCACAATCACCTGTGGTAAAAGCATCACCACCTGAGTTCGTGATGGTCTTACCCGTTGCATCGAACTCAATGCCGTTTGCTACTGAGTAAGCATACGAGTAGGTGAAGACGTCCTCGAAAGCGATCTGGGAATCCTGATACTTAAGAGCATTGACCTTATCAAACCCTGCAGTTTCCAGAGTGTTGACATAAGCATTCAGTGCTGTCTGGGACCAAGAAGCACCTTGGATGGTGACTTCCTGAGTCAAGACCCCGCCCGATTCTCCGGAGTAGGTAATTGCCGAAGCAATAGCACCCTTGACCAGGAGATCGATGTCATCAGATTCAGAAGCCATCTGGACGTGACGAGTGATGTACGCGAAGTACTGAGAGTCGGCCTGTGTATAAGGAACACAGGAGAGACGGTTCAGGCTGAAAGCTGAAGCAGCATGGGCAGCCTCAGTAGCACCGGTCTGGAATAACAGAGGCAGGAAGGTTGCGATGTTGTAGGCATGGGCATTCAACGGCAGGGTGAACTCGACGGGTTCCCCGGTCTGGACCGTATCATACTCACCCTCGTGGCGAGTAGAAATACCTCGTGCCTGTGCTGTGTCGATTACCCCGGAAGGGGATTTGAAGTTGGGGTGGTCGTTCAGGGGCATCAGGAACTTACCGTTCGCTGACCCCGTGCCCTGGATACCGACATCAGCGGCATCGAACGAAGGTTCAGAAGCGGCAAGGTGAGTCGCCAGAGCTCGACCGGTCCGGTCGACCTGGATAGCGTACAAATCTTGCCATAGTACTCGAGCCATAATTAATCTCCTTTACTGGATTGGCCGATAGTTGGGATAGCCGCTGTCGATGAGTCCGGCTTGGATTCTGATTTCTTGGGTGTTTTCGGTTTAGAGACTTCTTTCGGAGCCTCGACCTTCTGAGGTGGAGCCTTAGGGGCAGGCCTGTCCACAATTTTGTAGGAATGGGTGGCTAAGAAGGGGAGGACTTCCCGATCCACTTCTACAACCAAGCCGGCGCTGTTAGAGAGCTTCCGGCGGATAGCAGGATCATCAAAGCTCTCGCCTTTTCTCAAGACGAAACCGATTCCGTTTTCCCCGACTTTGATAAAGACCGTACCCTTCATGATATCCTCCTTAAGCTCGGAGCTGGTCTAGCGTGTCTATTACGAGGTCCAAATTACTACCGTACATCATCCCACGCCCATCGTGGGACTGTCTGTAATTGGTTCCTTCGTAAATTGTATTAATTGAAATGCCTCCAAAATCTTTATTGGCAAATATAATCTGCCGAAGGTATTCCATCAAGTTTAAGTTTCTCTCTAAAGCATTCTGCCCCTGAGCCATCTTGTGGATGCCGTAAACTGAAATTGCCCGGCTTACAACATCCATTCCCGTGAACTCGTGATCCCTCACTTCGTTATCAATCCCCACAAAAACGAGGGGATAAGAAACGGTAGGCGGGGCAGTGAAGCTTTTGAAAGATTGAACCGAAGATAAGTAATTTTCAACCCCGGTTTTATACCCCTTAATAGTATTCATGATGGTGTCTACTACTGTTTTAGCATCAGCCTCAATATTGGTTGAAGCAGTAGTGCCTCCTACATCAGGGTGCAACTCTTCTTTAGTAAAGAGAGCCATATCAAAAGAAGCGACCTGGATAAACCCATTGCGATAAGGGATAGACTGGTTGCTTGAGCGGGCATTTAAGATTTCTGCATCGAAAACCTGGTCTGCTCCCGTACCGATATGAGGAATCAACCAGTCAGTAGCCCCCACCCCAAAAAGGTCCATAGCTTTATCCATCATCCCCATGGAAGCCCTCTTTGCATCCCGGCTATCGGACTTGTGAGAATAGAATTCTACAGTAATACTTTTCTGAGCTTCATAGACGCCCCCCGAAAGAAAACGAATGGGACGTTCATTCAAAGGAAGCACAGTAACAAAGGGAAATCCAAGGGGGTTGCGTTCGGGATACATAGTGACCTTGTTAACGCTCGACAAGGTGCCGCCAGCACCTGTCTCATCGTTAATCGCTTTTTTGACCCCCTCCAGGAGGTCGATCATCTTGGCCACTTGTCAACTCCGAACGCCTTCAGCGGCGCTGCTAACTTACTCCGTCAAGTCTTGGTACCCGATTGCTGGGTCCCAATCATAGCCGTCGTAGTTGGTTACGTCCTCTCCATACTCGTTAACTTCATAGTCAACCTGGATCGGTGAGATATCCTGAGTAATAAGCCCTGCTTCAAGGAAGGCGTTTTCTTTCTGGATATCTTTCATCAATTTATCATAGGCTCTCTGGTATTTCTGAGAAGCCGTAGAAGCGTTGGGTGACTCATCGGTGAATAATGAATCTAGTAAAGTAACTGTACTCAACAGTGAACTGAGTCGGACCAACATCCGGGAATACTCATAAACTTTTACGATGACCACATCATTTTCAGCAAAAGTCCCTTCCCATAGGGCAGCAGGTACCGTAAGGAAAGTGTCGGTAGAAGTAAAAGAAGAATCTGTTGAGCCCGTGCCTTGAGTTCCCCTGAGGTCATGGGTAACCGTGAATTCAGTAGCACTGGTAAAATCAAATCTATAAGCCCCCGTGTAGACCAATGCACTATCTGAAATAGAGATAGAGACCGACCCGTTTGTCAGACGCAGTTTGCCGGAGGTAGATTGTCCACGGGGGCGAAACGGGGTTCCTACCCACGGCGTTGTGGTGAGGTCGGCGGAATAAAGGTTGCGGAGTTCAGAAAGGATTTGAGAATCACATAGAGAAATAGTGTCCCTCATCTCCTCCTCAGATGCTTCAGAAAATACTAAATTCTCCCTATCCCAGAGCTGAGGAAATAATCCAATGATATCCCAAGTTGTGCACATAGTCTGTAACGCTGACATGTTTACTCCTGGTTAAAATATACAAAAATTGGTCGTGTTTTTCAAATCCAATTATGGTCAATCATTTTTGATTGATTTTGAAAAGTCAATCAATATCCCTACTATTGAAATTTCAAAGCCAGCGCTTTATTCAAGCAAGCTGGTAGTATTGAATAAGTCAACTATCAAATCAATCTACCTCTATTGTTAAAAAGCAAATCATACTAAAGAATTTACAGAAAAGAGCCCCGAACAAGTCGGGGCTCTTGGTTGATGTGATAGGGCGGCTTACGCCGTGGACTTGACGATGTACCGGTAGTCGGTGTGACCCAGGCCCCAGTGCATGGAGAACCGGAACCGAGCGACGATCTGGTTGGTGAAGGCCAGCTCGCTGTTGACTCCCTGAGAAGCCGTCTGCGGAGCGAAGACGTTCAGTGCCAGGATCTGCTTGGGAAAGTCACCCATGTACCAGGTGGTGGTGTCAGCCAGGTAACGACTGGAGACGATTGCCAGGTTATCAGCCCCGAGATCCTTGACAGGATTGTAGGTACCGATGTTGGAAGCGTCGGTGTTACCCTTGGCGATCAGGAGATCCGACTTCAAGATCTTCATGGCCGTAGCCTTGAGAGCATTGGGGATCAGGATCGCATTGGGCATGATGTCGATAGCCTCGCCGGATTCGTCGACCATACCGTTGAACAGCTGATAGACAGCGTCAATATCGGTGTAATCGGCCAGGGCGTTGCTGGCGGCCAGGTTGTCGTTGGTCTGCCCGTCAAAGGCAGTATCGTGGTCATTGCTGTAGAGGTCAGAAGCAGACTTGGCGGTACCCTTGTAAATACAGCCCTGGAAAGAAGACTCCTCCATGGCGGTACGGGCGGTACCTTCGACGGTCTGCACGATCATCCGGGCGCGATGTGCACCGGCGGAACGGCCGATATCACGGGCTCGGGACATCACCTCAGCGGTACGATCTTCGAAGATGACTTCACGAGTAAGGGAGATCATGCGACCGAAGTCAGCCATGGTGATCTTCCAATTTTTCTCGCCGAAGTCAGTTTCTTCGTACGCCATACCCTGACGGCGGAGCTGGAGTTCGGTATCGCCAGCTTCGAATCCGACGACCAGTTCCTCATCGACCTTGGTAGCCTGGGATTCACGGACGAGGACGTCCACGTTACCCTTGTGAAGTTCATAAGCGTCGATGATGTCCTTATGAATCACCTTCTGAGCGATTGTCGGGAATGCCGAGGAGTTCAGTGCCTCCGCCACCCGTTCAGCCGGAGAGCTGAGGGGGACATGAGGGATCAGTTCCTGGTACAGCCGTTTGAAGCCGAGGTTACGGCGGTCAATCTTACCCTCATTGATAAGGGTAATAATCTCCTGAGCTGCAGCCTCGTGGCCAACCAGTGCATCACCACCGGCTTCCTTGACTTTCGCTTCTACGAGTTTACGAAGTTCAGACATGATCATCACTCCTTACGCAGAAACTGCGAACAGCTTGGCCAGGTTGAGAACGTCGACCAGGCACTTCAGAGAAGTGGTCGTTGCCTTGGTCTCCCAGGCATGGGCGATGGTATTGGCCGAACCATCGGCTTCCAGGGTACCGTTCGTGAAATTGCCCTTCAGACCAGCGCCGAATTCGTATGCCGCGGATTCCATGGGCATCTCCACGATGCAGCGGGTATAGAACAGGATGTTCTGGATACCGTTAGCATCGGCAGATTTCATGGCAGAGACCCCGCAGAAGGTGCCATCATCGGTGACAGCAGCCATCTTCTCGACTTCACCCGATGTGCATTTCAGGAAGTCACCCACCTGAATGTCATCGGCTGCCGTCTTCTTGGCCAGGGTCATGCGGTCGAACTTGCCGTCGCCGAACTGAAGGATCTGGGTTGCTTTGAGATCAGCCATGATTCAAATCCTCCTTAGGCGTTGAGTTCTGCGACCAGACGGTTGGTATCGTAGGAGGGGGTTTCCTCATCCTCGGTAACCGTCTCTTCTTCGTCCTCGTCCTGCCGCTGGCCATGCCCGGAGACGGGCTTCTGGGCAGCTTCGATCAGAGCGACGCGGTCCGCAATTTTTTCCAAGATGTCATCATCTTCCTTGAGCTTGTAAAGGCCCTTACGGAAGGTTTCAGAAACCTGGAGTTCGTCTTTCTCGTCCAGTTTGGACTCAGCAATAAGCTGATCCACATGGGCCTTGTGGGCCTGGACCTCTTCCTTGAGCTGAAACTCATCGACTTTCGCCTGAGCCTCATCCCGTTCGCGTTCAGCCTCTTTCAGCTTGCCCTCCAGATCAGCCATTTTACCCTCGAATTCCTCGATGGTACCATTGGCCGTGTCCAGCTGTTCCTGAAGGTCCTGGGCGGTCTGTCCTGCCTGCTCCTTCTGAATAGCTTCGCGAATCTCGTCAGCAAGTTCCTGAACGAGGTCTGGACGATTAGCTTTCAGGGCTTCACGTGTCAACTCTTTCAGATCCATGTGATCCTCCTGTGTTTGTGAGTTGATTTGTTCAGCCATTTCGGTTTCATAGAAAGTATTGTTAAAAGCTTCCATCGCTTTCTGATAACGTTTGAAAGTTTCGGGGTCATCCTGGAGAGAAGCAGCAATGGACTCAACCCCCCCGCCGGCAGCAGGGTATGTAACAAAGTCTACAGAGTTAAGGAAGACAATTTCCTCAACGATGTAGACCATGGGTGTACCTTCTACTTCTGGATCAAAACTTTCATCCCCCCAGAGGTGCCCATCCTTGGCCGTACTTTCTCGGACTTTTGCCCGAGCATCAATGGAGCAACCCACTTGACCGGGGTGACGCTTGGCGTACTCGTATATCCATTGAGTATTAGGATTGCCTGCCATCTCAGCGATGGCGTAGGCCGCACCGTCCTTCTTCCAGGATTCAACAGCGATAGCTACGACCTCTTCCATGCCTCTACCAAACCACCCCCATGAATGGTTCATGTAGAGCTGAGGACGTTCCTTGATAAAGTCGGCTACTGACTCAGCTACCTCTGCGCTATAGAAATAATTGTTTTTAGACTTACCGGCTTCAATGAGTTTAAGCTCAAGTTTACCGACAGCCTTTTCGTCCCCCTCTTCAGACTCCAGAAACCTGACAGCCCCAAGTTGAACCTCATGAAGCTGGTGGGAAGCATCATCAAAGTTTCCTGTAGTCCCAATAGGAATCGGAGGAGTAAAGGGAGAATTACCTCCGGGATATTGTAAGCCCTGCATATTTAATCCTCCTTAAAAAATTCTGAGACGTAGCCCTGTAATTCATGACCCACAAATTTATATACGATGAGTAGAACCTCGCAAGGAACATATCGGAACCCTAAAGAAGATGGTCCAAATCGCTATATTTCTCGCTTAGCTTGTGGGTAACCTCACCCTCGCGGACATCATTACACGATGTACCTAGGATCTTAAGTATCATCGTACCATAGTAGTTACCGCGATTAAAGAGGTCAAACATGAATAAGACGTTGAGCCAGAAAGGAGTACCCTTCCCATGCTTATTGGTCTCAAATGAGCGTTCCAACCTTGCAAGCAGAAGTTCTCGAATTTCTTGCTTCTGTTCTTCGGTGTATTCTAAGCCAGCGGCCATAGCTATTTTCCTTTCCTATGGTGTGAAAGAGTTATTTCTTCTTACGTCGCTTCCCGCTGTGGTCTCCGCCCTTCTCGGGATGGGACTTATTGTGCTGAGCAGGAGTCATCTTCTTGAAATTAGAAGGCTTATTATTCTTTTTGTTGTGGTCCTTGTGATGAACTACTTCACCCTTCTTGGCTTTGGTAACACCGCGACGAAAAGTCTTGGACTTCCCACCTTTCCAGCGGCCGTTCTTTTTACCGAACATTTTGTTACCTTTTTTACCATGGACAGTTTTCCGGGCAGCCATTAGTCAGATCCTCCTAATTCTTCTTCCTCAGTCAAAAAATACGACAGTATTAAATTACGAATTTTAGGTTGATTAGTCAAGTCCAAAGTATAGGGGTGAGGCTGACCTTTTATTCTAACTGTCAAAAGGACCAACTCGACTAACTCGTCCAGCTCTGCAGCCTCTTGACTAGGTTCTTCTTCAATTATCAGTCCCCGAATCCTGCTTTCCTGTGTCATTTTTCTCGCTTCCTTTCTCTGGGGGTTCTTCTACAGGATTAAGTTGGCGTTCAGCGAGGATCTGAGCCAACTCCTGTTGCCAATTATACCCAGCCTTACTAGCTAGGGTAGAGAGTGAAGCAATTCCGATTTCTTTGTGAATCTTGAGTACTTCTGCTTGAGATTTTGGGTCCTCCCTAATGACATCTGGAAACTCCAGAGACATGGGAATATCGACGGTCAAGACTTTACGCTTCTTGATCGTACCTTCAGGGCCCAATACGTCCTTTGCGGCTTTCACAACTTTTTCATAGTCCATACCCTCGGCAACCTGACGATTAATAACATCATAAGCCTGGATAACAGACTCAATAGAATAGTCGGGTACTTCCACCCGCTTGGGGAGTTTACCTTCAGCTACCGCAACCTGGATCACGTAGCGATACATGTCCTCGAATTCTTCCTCAAAGAATTCTTGCCAGCTACGGATAAACTGGCTGAAGGGAGTATCAGCTTTACGGATAGAGGCATAGACCTGTTGATCAGATCGCTGGTTAAGGATATGGATGGGAATGTTAGCCCCAGCGCCGATGGTGTAGAGGATTGCCAGTCCATCCTCTTTAGCTTCATCGGACTGAAGCTGGGGATTTTCAATTCTGTAGTGTACGTCCTCATTTTCTACCAGCATCATCCCACCCCGAGGTGCTCGGCGTTCACGGGTGGTAGCAGTTGCACCTTTACCCTTGATCTCTTTGATCCAAACAACCTTGGCTCGTTCGTGGTTGAGGCGAATTCGGTCAATCAACCAATCTTCGTAATACTTGAGATACTTGATAACTGGCTGAAGGGGTACACGACCTCTAAGCTGGTCATCATCGGTAGTTTTGATGAAGTGGACATAAGGAACCTTGACGGTACCTTTCTTCCGAGCTACACCGTTGTCAAAATCTGCTTGACGGAAATCCGGAACCCAAGAGTTCCGTTTATAAACCTGTTGAGAACCCTCCAGGGTGGACTCAAAAGTCCACTTGTACTCTTTAACAGTCTCGAAATCATCGGGGTCAGTTTTGATGTCTTCAACCTCGTTGGGTCGAATTCGTCTGACATAAACCTTACCCTCTTTGTCATGGTAGGCAATGAAGAGCTCACCCTCGATGTAAAAGCGCTTAATCAACCGCTTCTCACGGATCTTCATCTTGTTACGCTTACGGAATTCGTTGATCCACTCCTGGACCTTGGGAACTTCAACCTGAACCTTCAGACCCCCTCCAATAGTGTAGTTGGTCCAGTTGTCCAGGATAGAGCGGGCATGAGGATCAGTATAATACCTAGAGTTTACTGCATCCTGCATCATGAAAAGTTCATCTACAGTCTGGCCCCTTTGGAACAATGTCCAAGTAGAAACCCAACCACCAGTAAAAGCCTCAAAAGCTCTAAAGAAGGATTTACGGAGTTTGGAGAACTTGGGCTTCTTCAGCCGAATCTTAGCCTCTTCTTCTGTAGTAGGCACCCCCGCTTCATAGAGGTAAGAGTAGTCAGACACATCAGTGACCTGGGCCTCTTTTTGAAGAGGACTATCGGGATTATCTCGGTGCCACCCTCGCTCCTCATTTATCCCCCCTTCCCGAGCCTTAGCCTGAAGCTCTTCTACCTCCTCAGAATTAAGAACTTGGGCATCCTCCCCTACCAGCCACTCTAGAGCCTTGTCCTTAAGGCTGATTTTCTTGGGCTTTACAGGTCTGTCCTTAGCCATGCGTCTTCCTCCTGGTCTTCCTCATCCACTTCGGGATATAAATACTCATCAGGGGTATCATCCATTTCAATATAGGCCCCTGTATCTCTATAAAAATCATCCGCGGCGTCAGCTTCCATTTCCTCATCATTGTCAATGTATTCCCGTTCATTGACAGTCATATTGTATACGCAGCCTGCAATACTTTGTAGGACATCGATAGTGCCTCGGGGAGGGTGGTCGACTTTCATCTTCCGAAGATTAGCTTCAGCAGCCCTAGCCTCAGGTTCCCAGAAATCATGCTTTACTAGGTCTAGCCGCTCATCATATAGAGTATCCTTGAGAGATTGCCAAGCCGCAAGAACCTGGCCCTCAGTTGATACCCTCTTCAAGCCGTCGTCGTCATCTTTCTTTTTATCAATCTTAGTAATCTTCAAATAGGTAGAAGTACGATCAATAGAGAGACGACCTACTCGGTAACCGTGGGACTTAAGGATCTGGATTGAGTCGACGGACTGAAAACCATCAAACGTGATGAGGGCGATATAGAACCCCCTTCGAGAGGTTTCATAGATGATTTCGCGGACAGCACTGATAAGGACTTCTTCCCGAGGACCCGCCTTGATGCGGCCTATGAAGTCTAATTTAGCCTTGGGCATCCTCACCTTGACGTTCTTGGTTCCGTGAGCGCTGTATTCTGCAACCTCCCGGTCTACAAACCCGTCTGCGTGACACATTGAAATCCCGCAAGCATCGTGGTTAACACCCAAGTCAATGTGCATATACCGCCAAGCGTTATCTTCATCACTACAACGCCATTCATCATCAAAGGTTAAAGTTCCATCATTAAAGGGGTTATGTCGCCAAGTCTTAGTGACACTGGAGATTGCCTCTCTGTTACGGAAGAACGGGCTAACCGCCTCCGTAGAGATACACGCAATATCCCGGATAAAGTTTTCCGGGTCCCGAAGAAAGTTCGGTTTCAGCTCCATTGGGACTTTTATTAGCAAAGGGCCCCCACGAGGTCAATAGTTTTGACGATAAGGATGGTCTCCTCACCCGCCTCGAGTAGGGGATAGAGTTTCTGATAGAACCTCTTGAAAGCATCGGTCGAGTTGATAGTCTTACCTTCATCAGGGATATTGCTCATCACCCCATCCCCTGAGAGGACACAGCCGTCAGAATTTTTTACCCAGTTACCAATATGAAAATAGACCCACTCAAAATCAGGAACTTCCTTAACCCAGATATGATACTTAAACCAGGGATATTTATTCCTATAATGGATAGTCATATCACTCTCAGCTTCCCGCAACCCTACAGGATAAACACCATCGGGGATCCCTGTGATCTTGGGGATTTTAGTGTCCCGCTGAGGGTCTTCGATGGAAAACATTTGGAATTCCCCATTAAGGAAAACTACACCGATAGAGCTCTTATTGGTTTGGTTGAGGTGGATCAGTTCAATGACATTCATGGTGTTCCTACTTTCTTCATGAGTTCAAGGACAGTCCGGGAATCACCCAAGGCAGTATGCGCATCGGGAGTCTTGATCCCGAAGAAGGCTGCAACTGTGGTGAGTCTATAATTAGGCAAATCATATCCTAAACCTCTGATGTAATTTAACATATCTACATATTCGAAACAATTAAATTCGGATCCGGCGTGGAGTATAAAACGCTTATCAAACGCTATATTATAACCAATAATACGCTGGTTTTTCATAAACTCGAGTATTTGAGGCTTTAACCCTTGAATTGTAGGAGAAGCATCAAGCTCAGCCTGAGTATGCCCAAACTCCCTAAGACGAGTGGAAGCAACCTTGATGCAAGGATTCACCAGAGAATGGAATTCAGTCAAGTCTGACCAAGTCTTCCCAATCTTGATCATGCCTACCTCTATGATTTTGTCCCTGCGGTGACTGAGACCCGTGGTTTCCAAGTCGAAAGAGATCATGCTACTTCCTTCTTAATCTCAAGAGTGTCAGTATCCACTACGAAATATTTACTCATATCAAAGTACTTAGGTCCCTTCGCTTCCCAAAGGCTACGAGAACGGAAGAAAGCATTTAATTCATCGGCCCCTACCGCAATGATCTCATCCCGCTTACGCTCTACAAATGAGTCGGGGTATAAGGGAGAACTGATCAAGACCACCATCCCGGGAATGTGACCCCGTTTCATGAATCGTGAGGTCATGCGGTTCATGACCGCATTGAACATTTCCTCACCCGCATCATAAATATCTTGACCCGACTTCTTAGAATCCTCAGTAACTTCGAGAAAATTCGCCTCATCAATGACAGCAGCATAGACGTTATATCCCAAAGCAGAAAGAGCAGAAGAAGTACCAGCGTAGATACAAGTGTTATTACGTTCAATTCTGATCTCCCGGGACAGTCGAGGGTTAGGCGGGAAATAGTCGTTATTGAACCCGCACTGAAACCGGTCCCAACAATAGGTGAATACAACACGCTTAGCCTGAGTTTCAGACCGACTCATCAGCATAACAGCAATGACTGAATTATCAACCAGGTCGAAGTGACGTTGGGGGTTCTCATACATACTGAGCTCATACCACAACAACCACAAAATTACAGAGGATTTGAAAGACTTACCCGCACCAATTGCTTCCAAGAATACTGCCAGGTTAATAGTGCGTTTCTCCCGCTCTTCCCACAAATCAACAAGATCCTGGTACACCCCCTCATACATTTGTCCTTGAAGCCCTAAGAAGTAGGGATCGTTGAGAAGGGTCTCCAAAGGGATATCTCTAAATTCTCCGATCTGTTTCTCCCCCCAGTCGTAAAGAGCTCCACCGGTTTTATTCTGGTAGTCTTTTACTTGACGCTCGATTTCTCGGATGAGTAAGTCATCCGAGCTAATACCGTTAGGATCCATGATTACCCCCGTTCAGGAGGTCTGAAGATAAGGTGAACCGTCGTCATAGATCGTGTCTAACCTCCGAAAAGTTTTTTAAAGATTAAAGTGCCTAATTCTTTACCGAACATACCCAGAACAGCGGTAGTAATAATCCCAACCCAGGCCAAAATCTTACCCCCCTTACTACTCCACCATTTTGCTCGATGAGCAGCCTTGAGGACCCACTCCTTATTTCGACACAGTTCAAGAATCTCAGTATCATGGGGATGTATAATGGATTTCCAAGCCCTAAACCTAGCAGCTTCACCCTTCATACCGGTATCATCGAGAACAGCAGTATCTCCCTTAATCAGCTTGTCTATTTCATCCAAACGACTATTAAGGTCAGCTACTATTTGGTCTACTATACCTCTGAATTTCTCAATCAAGAAAGCATCTAAGTGGTCATCCATGGGGGCCCCACCTAGACAATAGATTGATTCAGTTTAGTTTGTACACTCCGAAGTGAATCGTACATTGACTGAAATTGTAATGCTTTCTCCAGTTGGTGAATCAATGTCCCATTCTCCATGGGCTTAAGCCATACCTCTATGGGTAATCCTTTTTCTTTCACTTTTTCCACCACTGGCTCAAAACCCGTAAGGAGGACTAAAGGTGTTTTATGGACATTGAAATCGATAAGTTCCAAGCCTTTGTGGTCTCGACTCAGGTTATAATCGATAATACCAAGGGAGTACTCCCGCTCCATTAAACGATTTTTTCCCTGCTCAAAGCTGTTAGCTGTGATCACAGTAACATTGGGGAAGGCTTTTTCAATATGGAGTTTCAGCGCTTGGATGACGGTAGTTTCGTCATCAACTAATAGAACAGTACCAGCTAAGTTACACACAATGTCTTCTCCTTGCTCATGTATCATCTAGAATCCTCGCTATGTTCTGCAGTCTCAACGATATCAGCTTCTTCAACCACATTCTCAAGGTTGAGTTCACCCCCGATGATTCTGCCCTGTGTCTTAAACGGAGCAACTACACTCTCCATGATTTCAGAGAGGACTATCTTGGCAGCCTTCTCATTTACATTGGTCATGATAATCTTAAAGATTTGAGTGACTAGTGCTTTAACCGTTGAGACGTCAAGTGAGGTTTCCTTCTTTAACTTAGCTCGAACCTCTTTGGTTTTTACAATTTTGTCTGTGAGCTTAAGGAGTAATTCAATGGTGTCGTTGGGTAGAATAACCCCCCGGTCGTTCCCTTCTTCATCTGCAAACTTCGTCAATAGGTATTGCTGCAGGACATAGAGAGTCTTGATGTCGTCATCTACCGTAGTAAGGTGACGTTCCTCGATAATCTCTGCATTCTGATAAAGTTCGAGAAGGTTCTTCGGGAGGCCGTGTTGTTCATTGAGCTGTAACCAAAGCCCTGTATTACGTGAGTTCGTAATAGCTCTGTTGTGGAATGAGCAGGGTCCTACGCCCGGGTGGTCGGTCCCTTGACCTGCCGCATTGGTACAAACGTACCCCTCAGGCATCGCATTACGTTGGACACCGCATATCCTACGAATATGGCGGCCATGATCATCTACCAAATAAACCTCATAAGCATTAACCCGCTTAATTAGGGGTTTAGTAGAGTTAGGCCTTTCCTCGGGAAGGTTCTGCGGTGTATTTCCTAGTTCCATCATTCCTCAAATAATACTGTTACTGTAATTTAACAGACTAATTGCTTATCCACAATACCTCTTTCTACAGAGGACAGACTAAAGCCCCCGTAGAGTAGGGGGCTAAAATCTGCGGACTTACGAAGACGTTGTGGGGGTCGTCTTCAGCTCGGGGGTGCGACCCGACTTAGGCAGGGCCGTTTCCCCTAAGGCCTTGACTGCAGCAGTGGCCTGCTGGACCGATTCAAAATCATACTCTTTGTTGAAGAAAGAAGTGTTACCAGGCTTCCCTTCCTCGAGGGGATTGGCTTCATCTTCTTCAATCCGGTAGATTGTGATTCGAACACGGCAGTAAGGCGGGGATAGGACCTTCTTGCTGGCATCGTCATGACGTTCAGTTACTCTCATTTGGCTTCCTCCTTGGGTTTATTTTTCTTAGCAGCCTTGGCCTTCTCATCATAATCCTCAAATTTCTCAACGAAATCTAAGATGTAGGGAGCAGCCAAAGTGTATTGTGAATCGCTCTTCTTGAGGATCATGTCCGCTAAATGGAGGACATGGTCAGGGGAAAGGTCGAAAGAAATCTCGGGGATCTCGACCATTGGAAGATCAGAATCCAATTTATCCAGAGCTTCATTGATCACCCGAAGAATTTGGGAATTCTTCTTCAAAGTAACCTTCTTAAAAGGGATTGGAACAGCATTACCACGACCATCGGCCACGGGAAGTCCATCCTCGTCCCTTTTAACCTCGGGATTCTGAAGGGTGTTAATAACCTCTCGAAGTTCAGAGAAATGCTGTTTCTCATCCTTTACGAAATCGCGGATCTTATCAATCCACTTGTCATACTCATCCCGATTACCATCAACCTTGTTGATGAGTACATCGGCCGGAATTCGCATCTGGGATTCGTACATACGAATCGGATTCGATACCAGAGTTATTTTCATTTTCGGCATCCTCCTTGGTAGGGGTTTTTTAGGTTGCATTGTCATTTGTCTTTCTCCTCTTCGTCGAGGTCACCTTCGACTTCGTCATCTGACTCCATCTTGTCCAAGACCTTCTTGGCATCGGCTTCTAAATCTACAAATTTATCATGCATCTCTACAATAGCTGTATTAGCTGAGAAATATTCGCTGCAGCGTTTAATCAACCGTTTAGCAAGATGACGAGCTAAACGGGGTGGTAGTTCAATTTGTAACTCAGCGCCTGCCTGTTCAAAGTCTACCCCCTCCAGCTCAGCTTTAGTTTGAGCATCTTCAATTATAGTAATAAGACGGAGGAAAGCCCGCTGTTCTTTGATGTTGAGGGGTATCTTTATGGGTTGACCCTGTTGATCTTTCTCAGGGATTCCATCTTTGTCTTTTTTCACTTGAGGAGTCGAGAGGGTTTCAATAACCTCTTCAAGTTCGCTAAAGATAGTCTTTTCTTCATCTTGGAGAGTCCTAATCCTCTCAACCAATTTCTCTAATGAAGTATAGCCCCCATCAGCGGCTTTAAGGATATGCTCAGCATTAACACGAGTAATACCCGTGTAGTTACGAACCTTTTTAACCCGAAGTGTAATGAATAATTTTTCTATTAAAGCCATGACGTCCTCTTTATCGGGATCGTGGTTGTGGTTGTAATTTAGCTTGGATACAGTACATTAGTCAACTACTTCTTTGCCGCTCCATAGAATTCAGACATAGCATCGGGTTCCCCTCCAACAAAATTAGGCTTAAGCGCCCAATTATCCGAAACTACAAGATCAGAAATAGTACCCAAGCTACAATCAGTCCAGTCACTCGGACCGTACTGAGCATCTGCAATTTCTTCTAATCCTATTTCACCGGAAGCAGGTAAAGCCATTATTTCACCAAAGTACCTTTCACATGCCCAAGGTCAATGAGCTTCTGTTCTAGTTCCAAAATATTAAATCCTTTACGAGGATCAATAAAAACTAGCATATCTGTAAAATCATTGATATAGAGCATTTCGTCTCCATTACCCTCTACCTTATCTTCCAAGAAAATTTTTGAAATCCGAGTACGCCGGTCAGAGTGAGTGTCGGGAATAAAAGAGTCGCCTTCAAGACGCCCTCGTTGTAAGAGAATAGACATTGCTTTATTCTCTATCATGAAATTAAACCCAGATACATAAGCGTGGGTATTAATCTCTACATCATCCATTTTTAGGGTAGTCGAGTTTGTTAAAGCAATCATGCCGCTCTCCTTAATTCTTCGATTTTTCTCTCCAGCCCCTCAATGATTTCTTGCTGTTCTTGAACTGCTGCAATAAGAACTGGGACTAGTTGAGTATAGTCAATAGTAAAATAATCAGTGATTTCGTCCTTCCAAAGAGGCATCTTCTTCTTACTGACGATGTTGGGGGCTACTCCTAAAGCTTCTTGAGCAATAAGACCGTAGTGCTGACCCCTGTTTTGCTGACCGAAAACACCTTCTTTATATTCATAAGTAATGGGGCGAAGAGCCATGACAACTTCTAACCCCGAGTTAAAATCCTGAATATTCTCCTTAAGCCTGCGGTCAGAAGAAATAGTGGTGGAGTAAGCGATGACATCGCCGTCAACGTGGAGGTCCCCGTCGCTTTCTAGCCTCATATCGTTGTTAAGACTTGACCCGTTTCCTACATAGAAATCAAGAGAAGTATCAAAAACAGTGGGACTTATGGTGTTCCTTGCATATGCTCGAATAGAAGCAAGGTCAGCTGCCCCCCCATCCTGAGAAGCAAAATTCAACATACCCACAAGGTCACCGCTACCAACATCAGAATCATTGCGGTAAAGAGTAAACTCACCCCCAGTAGTAATAGAGGATTTAGTATTGGCACTAGTAAAAGTCCAAGCCCCTGAAATAGTGGTAGTGCTAGCTTCTCGAGCATAAATACTATGAGGATCAGACCCATTCACGTGGTCGTATGCCCAATTACTTGAAACAGGAGCAGTAGTAGCCGCATTAACAGGGGTGTCATCCACATCAGCCGTAGTAAGAAGGGTAGCAGCTCCCGAAGCTACAGTAGGAGTAGCATTTGTAAAATCTACAACCCCTGTTGATCCGTCTGCAGTCATAGTGATACCCGCATTAGCAATAATTCGAACAGTAGTACCTGATTTATCTATTCCGTAATCTGCTGCTGCATCTAAGTAAACTCCTGCCCCTGTTGCATATACATCTCCTGTGACACTAATGCCGCTTGCGTTGGCCGTAAGTCTTTCAGTCCCACCAGCCCCTAGTGCAACCTGATCTGCCGTAAAGCGAAGATAGGTATCGGTGTCGCCACGATGGTAAAGATACTCATTGGTGTAAATTGAGGGTAAATACGCTGCTCCAGCATTGGAGATATAGTAGGTGGTGCCACCACCCAAGTTTACCTGACCGCTAAAAGCCCAGTCTCCAGTAATTGTTTCATTCTCATCTAGCATTGCAATAGATGAGACATCGGACAGATCGGAACTGTCCAAGCCGGTAATCTGGCTCGCAGCAATACTGAGTGCTGCCTCGTGTGCAGTAACCGCAGACTCACCGACCGTAGTAATGTTACTCGTGCCTGCCCAAGTTGAGAGAGCGGTATTCTCTACGCTACCAAGGCCGACATCGGCTTTGTTTACGTCATGGGGGTTGTCGGTGTCGTTGAAGTGCGAGGTGCAGGATGAGCTGAGAGATGCTACATCCACGCCGTCAACGGTCCCACCAAGCGTTATATCATTAAGAACATTGAGGTCGCCAGAGTTGCTGAGCTGCATAGCGTGTACGGTAGAAACCCCACCCTCACCACCAACATCCCCTTCCGTGCTAGATGCAATATAGTTCCAATGCAGAGATTCTGGATCTGTGCTGTGGGTTGTTGGTGTATGGTGAATCCACCAGTGCCTATTTACTCCCGAAGCAGGAGCATTGGTCAGGATGAGATTTGCTGCCCAGTTCCCCG